GGCATATTGCCCTGCTCTACGGGCCGCCAATCTATTGTTACTGTCTGCAACATATAGTGTCCCCCGCCACATATTATACTACATATACCAAACGCGTATAAAAAAGCCCGCACTAGGCGGGCGATAAGCTACGGACTGTAGCGGATAATTTCTAAGGGCGGCTCGTCTGACTCTTGTAGCTTAACCACTCTGTAGTTAGTCAACACTGCCATATCCTCCTGATGCCGTGTTGCCATTACTTGTGCGGCTTGTATTGCAATGACCCAGTTTTCTAGCTCCTCGTCAGTCGCTCGTACAAACTTGCTGATAAAGTTTTCGCCAATCGGGATGTCCGTCTCTGCCATTGGTCTGCCCCCACAGTTCAACCATTTCACAGTATTCTTGCTCTACCATAAGCGCGTCCTCGTAGTCACCGCGCCCTGTAATGCCCAAGGCTAACAGCAATAGAATGACAAGAATAATCCCCACTGTCATCGCGTCCGTCGATAAGTCCCTCATATATACCCCTCACTTTTGGATTGTTGCGTAGCTTGTCCAGCGCTACATTTTCGATTTGCTTAACTCTCTGACGTGAGATGCCCATCTCCGCGGCTACCTCTGTCAGCGTCATCTGCTCTGAAAACTTACTCATCTGCCCCCCAGCAAAAGGCCGCTTATGCGGCCCTGATTTCTGCTTTAGCTTCTTCGAGTGTTTCTACCTCGTAAACCCAGCCATGCTGTGAAAAAACAAAAAGTCCGCTTTCTGGGTCTTGGTAAATTTCGATGCCGTAGTAAGTTGTTTCCATCTCGTTCATTCCTCATATCAGTGACTATGGGTACTAATCTACTAGCTATTTTTATCCCTTGCAAGCACTTTTTTATCTTTTTTTGATAATTAATTGGGGGAAAGGAAACAATGTGACAAACGTGACATTTTCAATTACCCGTAGTGACGGGCAATCTCTGCGATGAAATAGTCTTCGTTGGGGTGACGAACTAGGCGCTTCAGATACTCTTCCTCTGTAACGCCCTTGTCTCTACCCAAACGAGACAGTAGCTCTGCGGTTTTGTCAGTAACGACGATGTGGTGCCGCTCTGCAAAATACTGCCGTTGGCTCTGTACACACATGACAACATCCTCCTGTTGCCCTGATATTATAGCACATAGGCAATCAGTTATACGAAACCATCACGTAGTCGGGGTTCTGCTCTTTCTTGCGTATTTCTTCGCGGTAGTGCTTCGCTATCTCATCGCGAATGGCTTTGTTTTCTTTGAGGATGCCACGGCATTTCTCAGTCAGTAGCTCTAGGTGGCCTGCGCCTAGCTGTGTCTCTAGCCACCCGCTGAAGGCTAACGGATTCTCAGTCATTACGCGATGATGGTAGTGGCAAAGCGTGACTGCGTTATCCATTGAGTACCTGACAATCTTGCGTCGTCTGCCGTAGATATGTGCGCACTCTAGCGACTGGTCAGTGCCGCAGACAAGGCAAGCGCCATCTCGAAGCCTTACGGCCTTGCTAAACCAAATATCAGCGTTGGTGCGCTTTATTGCCATAGTACGTCTCTTTGGTAAATTGTCGCTCGCGCAATATGGCCTTCTCCCAGTTGCCGCAATCGCAAAACCAGCCCCTTAGCTTGCCGTTGTCACCTGTGAATTGTGGCCTCATGCTTGTACCGCAGTCAGTGCATTTCACTGGGTAGCCTCCAGTCTTCAATGTTTGCAAGCAAAGCCGTAAGCCACGAAGTAGTACACGACTCAATATCCACATCTATCGTAATTCCCTCGGGACAGGCTACGTCGATATAAACGTCAGTCATGTCGTCATTGCGTGTGTTTGTTGTTGCCGCTGTTATTGCATCAACCCTGCACACCACTTGCCCACCGTCAGGTAGTGGCATGGACAATATCGGCATTTTAGTGGTCAAAGTCGTGGCCTTATAGTCGTGCGGTGGACTTCGCCCTCTAGCTTATCGTAGGTAATCACTTTAGCGCCACGCATTGAATACCACCCACCGCGAGCCTCGTAGCTTGAGCGTCCAGTGAGCGATGGATGGAGTTCTGCAACAGCGCCCGCATCTTCCACTATCCGCTCATGGTGGAGATGACCTGAGTGTATATACACGCCCGCCGACGCTTGCCCCCACATCTCGCGGAATCGTGGCTCGCTTGCAAATAGCTTGTGCAGGTTAGCCAGCTTCATCTTGTGGCCGTGGTGAAAGCCAAGCATACAGTTGCCGTGCAAATACGCATAATATGGGAATGGGTTGTCGATAACCTCAACGCGGCTACCCTCGAAAAGGTGCTTAATGTACTTGCGGAGCCAAACGCTAGAACTAATGTCGTGATTTCCCTCTGCAACCACCACTACAACGCGCTCAAATCGCTTGAGCATCATTTTAACGGCCTCTCTGACTATCGACATAGATACGTCAACAATCTTCGTGTAGCGCGTGTCAGCGTCCAGTACATGGCCGCCACCGCTTGTGACTGGCTGTAAGTTGATACCGTCAAAGTGGATGAAGTCGCCTAATATGTTAAGCATACCCGTCTTAGAGTTAGGACAAGCGGCGAGCATGTCGTGCATAGCATTCAGAAATATATCTGCCGCTATTTTGGTGTCGAAGTTGTCGCCTGTCTCAGCCTCCCAGCAAGCAGAGCCAACGTGAAAGTCGGTAATCGTCAACAGTGAAAGCAAACGGTCATCACTGACCTTTGGCGGCTTTGTCGGCTTAAATGGCTTGACCAACTCTAGGCTGTTTTCCATGCGCTCAATGAGTAGCTCTAGTTGCCGCTCTTTGTCGCTTAGGCTCTTTACCCATTGACCGACAGGCTTGCCCTCGTCGTTGTAGTAGGTCGAGACGCCCTTAACGGTAAAGCCATCAGGAACAGGGTGTGTGTAGTCGTGTTCTGGACTATAACCCTGCTTTGCGGCTACTGCCTGCACTGCTTGAATGTGAGTGACTACAGTACTACGAACCAAACCTAACTCTTTCGCGATGACTCGCTGGCTTTTGCCTTGCTCTACTCGGCTGATTACTTCTCTTTGCCTTTCGGTTTTGCAAAACTGTAATAGGCTCATGCCTACCCCCCCAGTTTGCTGTACTCCGAATTTTGAGGCTTAGTAAGTTTGACCCCCAAGTCAATACACCACGCCTCAACTTGTTGCATGAAGTATAACATTTCTCCCCTGTCTAGCGTCGAAGTGCGCCGAACCTGCGCAGGTATGGTCGTGTTTGAAATTTCGAGGTCTTCTGTGCCGAGGAATTTGTACTTAACCATCATCTTGATGTCTTCTTCAGTGCCAGTAAAACCGCCTTTCTTTTTGAAGTGCCTAAGCATGTCACGACACCACACATGGAATAGGTCGTTTTGACTTAGTGAGCGGCGTGGCTTGTACTCCTTCACCTGCCACGAGACTGGCTTGTCCCAGCACCACTCCGTTTCAAGAAATTTCTTGAAAGCCTCTATGCGGTCTTTGATTTCAATCGGGTCTTTGATTAGCCAGAACTCACCCATCACGCAGTCACCCTCTCGCCTTCAAACGTCACGTATTGACCATACTTCTGTAGGCATGACTGCCTGAATCGTTCGCTCTGCATAAAGTCGTGGGTCAGGTCGTCTAACTGAGTCCACTGCTTCATCGGCTTCTTACCACTCTGCTCGTACTCTTTCTGTGCAAATGGACTGCCGCCCTTTTGGTTGGCCCGTGACAGCCATGAGTTGACGAAGCGAGGCATACCCCGCTCAGTCTTGCGCTTTGATTCGTTAGAGTCGAGCCATACGGTCATCACGTTAAGCTCTGCAAATACATCGACCTCGGGATAGGCGTGTTGCCAGCTTAGTATTTGCTCGTCTGTGGGTTGCCAGTCTGTGCCGTCTTTGCAAATCATAGTTGTGCCATCCTTGCCCAGCTTTTAAAAAGATGGTCAACGTGCGCCCTGTTCGACTCCATATCTTCCCATTTCCCGAGTCGGTAAAGGCGCATTTTGTAGACATCCATCGTCTGCGAGTTACCCCATAAGACGTATGCAACAACCTTGTCACTTAGTCTGGTAAGGTTTTGCAATAGAATGTGC